AACACCGCCGCTACTGATCTCCGCGATAGAAGGCTTGACTCTTCTTACGGTGCAACCTTCTACCCATGGGTGCAGACTCGTGATGACAACAGTGGACAGCTTGTCTGGATTCCGCCTAGCGTTGCCATGATGGGCGTCCTAGCAAGCTCCGAGAGATCAACACAAATCTGGTTTGCTCCCGCAGGCTTTAACCGAGGCGGTCTATCAGACGGTGCTGCTGGAATTCCTGTTACAAATGTTTCAGAGCGACTAACATCCAAGCAACGTGATTTACTCTATGATGCTCGTATCAACCCGATTGCTAGCTTCCCAAGCTCCGGCATCGTGGTGTTCGGTCAGAAGACCCTACAAGAGCGTCCATCTGCTCTAGACCGCATCAACGTGCGTCGTCTAGTCATCTACCTCAAGAAGCAAATTTCCATCCTATCTACACAGATTCTCTTCGAGCAGAATGTGCAGGCAACTTGGAGCCGCTTCAAAGGTCTAATCGAGCCGTTCCTAGCCAACGTCAAGGTTCAGTTTGGTATCTCTGATTACCGACTCATCCTCGACGAGACTACTACCACTCCCGACCTAATCGATCAGAACGTTCTATACGCCAAGATCATGGTCAAACCCGCACGGGCTATTGAATACATTGCAATTGATTTTGTGGTGGCTTCTACCGGCGCATCTTTTGATGATTGATTTTAAGGGGGCTTTTGCCCCCACCAACTACTTACTTACGAATAACAGGAGAACCTAACAAATGCCATTCTGGTCAGAAAATTTCGGTCAAGACCCCACCCTCAAAGATCCAAAACGTAAATTTCGATTTACCGTACAGTTCCAGGGAATTAACGCTGCTCAGGGAGGCGCTCTACTTTGGTACGCTAAGAGTTGCGACAAGCCAAAGTTTGAGATTTCCTCAACTGAACACAAGTATTTAAACCATACTTTCTACTACCCCGGCTCTGTTACTTGGCAGGAAATCAGTGTTGTTATGGTTGATCCAGTTGACCCTGACATGACTGCCACCTTCTCAGACATGGTTGTTCAGTCAGGTTATTCACCACCCACTGATGCCAATTCTCTTGGCTCTATATCAAAAGCTAAGGCTGCTGGTGCCCTTGGTACAGTTACAATCACCCAGATTGATTCTGATGGTAATCCACTAGAAGTTTGGACCCTTTGGAATGCATTCCTAACCAAGATGGAAGATGATGGGCTTGAGTATGGCAGTGATGAATTGTCAACAACCACAGTCGGTCTAAAATATGACTGGGCTAGAGTTGAGACTGCTAACGATTCTTCACTAGTTACCTCCGGTGGTAATTCCTTCTTTAACGTTTGATAAGACAATAACAAAACGCGAGGTGTAAATTGTCAAGAAATCAGGATCGCCTAGGCGGCGTTCAACAACACGATACAAGCCCCCCACCGCAGCAAGGTGGAGGGGGCTTCTCCTTTGTAGTTCCAACTGAGTTTGTAGAACTACCTTCACAGGGTCGCTTTTATCCCCAAGGTCACCCACTACATGGTAAAGACTCAATCGAGCTTCGCCAAATGACCGCAAAAGAAGAAGATATGCTCACATCGAGAACATTACTCAAGAAGGGTGTTGCTCTCGATAGAGTTATTGCTAGCATTATTGTAGACAAGTCAATAGACCCAGACTCTCTGCTTGTCGGTGATCGTAATGCGATTATCATTGCTACAAGAGTCGCTGGTTATGGTAGTAAGTATGACACCAAGGTTTCTTGTCCCAGTTGTGGAACAAACCAAGAGTATTCTTTTGATTTAAACCAAGCAAATGTCACAGATGGCTCTGATGCCCGCGACCTTGGTGTAAAGATTAACGAAAATGGCACATTTAATGTTACGCTCCCCATGACAAGTGTCGATGTTTGCTTCCGACTACTCAACGGTAGAGATGAGAAATCTTTCCTTAACGGTATGCAGGCAGACAAGAAAACAAAAAATGAAAGAAACATTACAAGACAGCTTGCAACAATCATTGTGTCTCTTAATGGAGATAGCTCTATCCAAGCAAAACAATACTTTGTTGATAATGTTCCTTCATTAGATTCTCGACATCTTCGTTTAGCATATCGGCTAGCTGCTCCAAACATCGATCTAACACAGCACTTTGAATGTTCTGAGTGTGGTCACGAGCAGGACATGGAGGTTCCGCTTTCAGCGGATTTCTTTTGGTTTAACTGAAGAATATATGGAGAACATATATGAGCAGTTTTTCTTTCTCAAGTATTCAGGTGGGTGGAGCTTTTCTGAGGCTTACAACCTGCCTGTAGGTCTCAGAAACTGGTTTATTAAAAGACTTGTCAAACAACTTGAGATGGAGAAGGAGGCGATTGAAAAAGCCTCCAAGGGTAAGGGTGGCAGCTTTCAAGAACTGACACCACATAACCAACCACCTACTCCAAAAAAACTATACTAAACTAAGGCTGCTTCGGCAGCCTTTCGTTTTTATGGCGTTACTATTTATGATATAGAGCGAGGGCTTTTCTATGGCTTTAGATGCAGAAATCTTAGCTGAATTAAAAAAACTTAACAGTAATTTGTCTAAGAGTAAAGGTGGCACTGAATCTGTAGATCTTAGTGATGCAAACACAAAAACTGAAGAATTAAAACGCCGGCAAGTCTTATATGACCAAATATTAAATAGAGCCAAGGCTACTCAAGAAATCAGTGAAGCAGAGAGGGATATACAAGAAAACTTAAAAAGTATAGAAGAAAAAAAGTTTGAGATTCAAAAGGCTATAAAGGCTGGAAATCTCGCAAAAGCCCAAAGTTTGGGAGAAGAACTTAAAGCACTAAATGAAATAAATGAAGAATTAGAAAAGCAAAAAGATTTAATTAGAGAAGCCAATGATGCAGTAAAAGATCTCAGTGATTCTTTCTCAAACATATTCGGTGGTCCAGACGCAGTAAAAATTGAAGATGTCTTTGATCCCAAGAAGATTGCTGGTGTAGTTGGAGGCTTATCAAAGATAGCTGAAACTGGAAAAGGCGTAGAACTGGCTACAGAACTGGCTGCTAAATCATCAGAGAAGTTTGTTGGGGCAATATTCAAGATGTCTATGCAACTTGCTGATAACGAAGCAAAGTTCATGAAGGCCACAGGTGCCAACAAGGCGTTCGCAAGGTCTGTCACAAATTCATATGAAGAAATGCGCTCGTTTGGGGCAACCTCGGAAGAAGTCAGCGCCACATATCAAGAGCTATTTGGTAACTTCACTGATTTTACAATGTTGAATCAGCAACAAAGAGAATCACTTGCAGAGACTGGTGTAGCCCTAAGCAAGCTTGGTATTTCAAACGCAGACTTTGCAAAGTCAATCCAAATATCGACCAAAGCAATGGGCATGAGTAGCGAACAAGCAGGACAAAACATGCTCAATCTCGAAAAGTTTGCTGAAAACTTGGGTGTAGCCCCACAGCAATTGGCAGCAGACTTCGCAGGCGCGGGCGATATGCTTGCAAAGATGGGTGATCAAGGCACTAAGGCGTTTAAAGACCTTGCAATCGTAGCCAAGACTACTGGTATGCAGATGCAAAGCATCATAAACCTCACAAACAGGTTTGATACTTTTGAAGGCGCTGCAGATCAAGCAGGAAAACTCAATGCTGCACTTGGTGGCAACTTTGTTAACGCCATGGATCTAATGATGGCTACCGATCCTGCTGAACGCTTTGGCATGATTCGAGATTCCATACTTGATGCTGGGCTATCTTTTGATGATATGTCATACTACCAGAAGAACTTCTACAAAGATTCTCTTGGGTTGTCTGATGTTGGAGAACTGGCTGCACTTATGAGTGGCGATATGGATCTTGTATCAGGTGCTACACAAGAAAGCGCCCAGTCTATGATAGATGCGAAGAAGCGCGCTCACGAAATGGCTACAATGCAAGAAAACCTAAACACAATGTTAGCCAACATGATTCCAGTCATCACGCCTTTAATTGATTTGATGAAAGGCTTTACGGAATTGCTAGCAGAGAATGCAGATGTAGCCAAATATGTAGGCTACGCCGTGGCGGGTTTGAGTGGCTCAGTTTTGGCGTATAAAACCGCCATCAAGGCTACTGCTTTTATTGAGGCAGCCCTCATGGCCCCCAGAAAAGCTATGGCGGGTATCACAAGGCTTTTGGCTCTTGCGAAAGGTAAA